CTTCGTTTGCGGTTGATAATAACTCATTCATTAAATCAATTACTGCACCAAAAGCACCTTCCGAATTCTCACCAAAATTATTTAGCAAAGCATCCCAGTTATCATTTAAATTAGATATTTTTCCACCTAAAGTATCCGATATTGCAGACATTCCACCTGCAACGCCTTGTAATTCACCGAATCCTAAAATTGCTTGCCTTATGGATTCATTGTTATTATCTACTTGTATCTTTTGGTCTTTGAATGATAAAGTAACTTTATCGCCTTCCTTTTTAGCACGAATACCAAATTCTTTTAAGCGCTCGAATTCTCCCGTTTGTGCATCAATTAAAGCTTCCGTTAATTGGTCGAATGATTTGCCCTGAGATGAAGCTAAATCACCTAATTTGGTCATTTCCTTAATTGTAGGCTTGAAACCTGTATTCGCTAACTTAACAAAATCTTCGGTTAATTCTTTCACTCCAAATGGAGTTTTTGCCGCAAATTCCTGTATTCTATTTAACGCCTCATCAGCTTGTGATTTACTACCTAATGTATTTGTAAGAACAGCCTCAAACTTTTGAAATTCTGCTCTTGTATTTAATATTGCTTTACCTAATGAAAAAATACCATCAACACTTAATGAAATACCAGCCGCTCCTAAAATATTATTAAATGCGTTTCCTACGCCTTGTAAAGCCTCTTTATAATTACCTACGTTTCTAAAATTATCTCCTGTTGTTTTATCTAATTGCTTTAGTTTGGCATCTAATGGAGTAATCTTAGCAAGTAAATCTTGAGCCGATTTGCTTGTTTGACCTTGCGCTAAAGCAACATTTCTATATTCATTTTTTAAATCACGTAATAATTTGCTTTCTTGTTGATAAAGCGTAAGTGTTTTTTGTTTTTCACTATTAGCTAACTTTTCAGTCTTTAACTTTTGCTGAGCCGCTTTTTCTTCTTCTTGTAATGCTTTAGCTTGAGCCTGTCTAATCTTTGCTAATTCAATATCACCTTGAGTAGCTGCTTTATTTGCAGTATTTAATTCAGTAACATTTTTTTGTGCCTTTGCTAATTCATCATTCAGCTTTTTAATATCCGCAGAACTATTAACCTTAAAGCCTTGTAAAAATTCCTTTTGTTCAGTAGCAACTTTACCGATTTGAATAGCCATTTCTTTAAAGCCATTTGTGATAGCTTCAATACCTTCAATACCTTTTTTAAAGGCATCATCTGCAAACAAATCATTATATTCTATTTTATCGCTCATGCCGCCTTGCGTATTAAATCATTTTGCATTACATTAACCATTTCAGCATATTCACGAACTGTTATAGTGCGCTCATTAACTTGAAATCCCATGTGTTTGGATAACCTAACGGTTGTTTCGCTTGGTTTTGTCTTATCTACATTATCAAGAAGTTTATTTAATTCTATTGTTGATAATCTGATCCAGTTTTTAATACTTCTATCACGAGTTAAAGCCATTTCTAACTCTAAACAAACAATCTCTTTTTTTAACTCTAAAATTCTTTTGTAATTATCATTAATACCGAATGTATCAATGTATTCATCTTTTATCTTATCAAATGCCGCTTTTAATTCATGTTTATTGCCCATTTTAGTACGGTCAATTAACATGAAAGTAATATCGTTTTTCTCGCTAATCATTCGCCAGTTATATTGTGGCAGATTATCTATTGATGTATAATGATTAAGTTGTTTTAGTTTAACAACCTTCTTTGGTTCTTCTTTTTTTTCTTCAACAGGTACATTAATTGGCTCAACTTGTTTTTTATTACCCAAGTTTTTTATCCAGTTATGTATTTTATTTAATGCTTTCACTTTAATAACTGTTGTTTAATGTATGGTTTAATCAGTTGTAGTGCTTTTGTAGTTACTACACTCATACTATCTTCTGTTAATCCTACTATGTCAATTCCAAACTCTTTAAATAGATTTGTATCGTCTTTTATTGGATTAGCAATTATTTGTAATGCATCGCCCGTAAATATTATTCTAAATGAATTGTAAAACTCTCCAGTATCTTTTAGAGTAATGTGGTCGTATCTCTCGCCTTTTTGTTGCTTTAAACTCTTTGTGTACGCTGTATAATCGCCTAATGAAACGCCCATACTATCAACGCCTTGATTGTAAAGCTGGTCGATAGTGTTTAAATCAATTATCAGCTTTCTGAACTCCGTGTTTTGGAACAGGAATAGCATTAGCTTTTTTTGCGTTATGCTTTTCATGTTTGTTTCCAGCTGCTTTATTACCTTCGGAACTTGTATCATTTATTGATTCCCATATTTGGGCTAAATCTGCGTTAATATGCTTATTTGATTCTATAAATTCTTCTTTACTAATAGACTTAATAGAATCTATACTAAATGATGTTTTACCTACTTGTATCATACAATTTTTTTTAAAGCCCCCGATTAAAGGGGCTATTTAATTATTAAGGAATAACAACAGTTACAGATAATAAATTGGAAAAATCATATCCATTTTTAGAAGCTGCTGGCTGTAAAATATCACCAGTTGTTGCAGTAGGAATAACAAAATCATAAACTCCTTCTGCGCTTTCAGTTACAGAAGTAATTGAAACGTCTGCAGGTGTATTATTTGTTCTACGAATTTTACTTGTAGCCCCTCCAACTGATGAAACAAAGTTAGCTATTAACAATCCTTCAACTGGTGAGGCTGAATTCACTGCACCATAATCAGAAGTTAATGTTAATGTGAATCCAGTAGTTGATTCATTTGAAACCACAACGTTAACATCTAATATAGATGTAACCGTTGATAAACTCCAATTAACTGTATTTTCCCAGTATCCAAGATTTTCATCTACCATATCTTTTCTCCATTTGAAGGTAACAGGGATATTATATCCAACTGTTGCAGTAGGATAAGATGCTTTAACACTCCATGTTTCATCTTCAATTGCGATAGGATATAGATTTCCAGCTGTATCTTTTATACCGAATAACTTACCATCCTTATCGTAGAAGTAAAATCCGTTTTTATTACATCTGTGTGATTTCAATTTACCTACCATTGTAGGCGATTGAGATGCAATGATAAATGAAGTTATAGCAACACCTTCCTCGATAAATTTAGAAGATCCATCTTCAAAAGATTCAACAACATCATCACCTCTTTCAGCAATGATTGCATTTTTTATGTTCTTAATTAAGAACCATCTTTGTGAAGCATCAGGTAAATTTAACTTTGTTGTAACTGTTCCAGATGTTATTGTTGTTCCGTTTGCTATAAAGTTAGCTGTACCAGAATCGTCATTCATTGAAACAATGACAATACCCTGTGCGTACTTCATTTTTTCTTCGCAATTAGGGTTCCCTAAATTTTGCGCTCTTTGTGCGCATGTGCAATTAGACATATTGTTTTTGTATTAAATTGGTTAAATAGGTGAAGCATAACCTTTATGCTGCCCCTTGTAATTTGGATAATCTGTTAAATTTTGGTTTATATAGTACTGAATGATTTGATAGTAATTTATGCTATTGTTGTAAATCCTTGTAATACCCCAGTTATCAATAACGGGAGTACTATTTTCATTTGTCATTATAGCCTGTCCGTTAACTGTTGATTTGATTGGATTAGTACGCATCCATTCAAAAAACAAGAACCCTAAAAGCATGTTTTTCATACCTTCGTTTCTTGCGTAATCACATCCGAGGTCTAACTCGATAACGTTGTAAATTGCTAAATAAGCCGCTCCAACTGGTACATTGTTTACAACACTTGCAATAAACGCATCACCTAATGTTTTGCCTAATAAATCGTAAAGGAAATTTGTTTCATATTGATCAATGAACGAATCGAGGGTATTAGCCCCGAATGTATTATAAGCAAGTTCATACTTGCCTACAAAATCCGTTGTATTTATTAGTATTCCCATTTAGCGATTCGGTACACAATAACCTTTAATAGTTGCACTCATTGTTCCACTACCCGTATATGATAATCTGTAATACTTGTAAGGGTTGCCAGTAACAACAAATAGCTTAGCATTTGTAGTTTGGTCTGTTGGGCTTAATGTTTGAGCATCTGAAAAAGATGAACTAACAGTTACATAATTTGTCCCATCATTTGAACCTTGCAATGTTACAGTACCAGCAACAGTACCACTAATTTTCGTTACAACAGCCATAAAAGAAACTGTTTTATAATAATTACTTAGTGTTATACCTACATAACCAGTTGCAGTATTTACAGTTGTATCACTTGTAGACCCGTAAGCCTGTACCATGTTATTAACTGCATGTTTAGCGTTTCCATTAGCAGTTAAACAATACCCGTAAATCTTAGCTGATAACGTTCCAACTCCTACATATTTAATACGATAATAAGCGTTTGAATTATAAGCTAACACCCATATTTTAGTATTAGTCGTTTGATTCGCAAGGCTTAAACTATCCGTGTTTAAATCTTTGTAGTTGGTTCCATCATTACTACCTTGAATTACAGCGTAACCTGCAACTGTTCCGCTAATCTTAGTTACTTTCGCTTGGAAAGATACTTGGTCATAGAAGATTGAAGGTGCAATTGTAACGTAATCGGGCGTTGTATTAACCAACGTATCACCGCTTCCTGTCATTGTAGTAACAGGGGATTGTGCAAAAGTTACTGAGAACATTAAGCACATGATAAAAATTGATATTAGTTTTTTCATTTCTTTTTAGATTGTTTTAAGTTTAGCAAAACCTTTTTTAATTAAGATGTTTGCAATATTTCCACTAACTTTCTTTTCAGTATCAACTTTTACTAACTTACTTGATGCTAATAAAATAATTGTAAATACTTCTTTTTCATTCAATGACTCAAATGCAACTACCTCAGTACTTACATTCACTTGCTCATCATCTTGTTTATCTTTTTTCTTTGCCATAATTTATAAAATAAAGCCCCCGTTTTATAAGGGGCTATTTAATTATACTAATAATAAAGCAGCTTTTGCAGTTGCGAAATCACCTTTAACAACTACTGGAGTATCATTTGCAGATACAAACTGAACTAAACGAGATTCAATTAGAATAGTCTTTTTGTTGTTAGTGAAATCGTTTCCATCTAAACCGATTTGAATGTTTGTACGCTCACGGAACAATACATTAGCTACTGTTAAATCACCACCAATAAAATTACCAGCAGTTACAGCAGTAGTATCGATTAATTGCATACCCGCCACAACTAAATCATTATTTGATGTTTGGTAATATTTCCAAAGTGGCTCACCTGTTGATGACTTTACAGCTTTCATTGCTTGTAAAGTTGTAGGATGAACGAAAATAGCATTAGGAATACCGTTAGCAATCTTTACTTGAGTTGCAATAGCTTCTAATACATCCCACTCATTAGCAGCTTGAATAGTATTAGCAGCAGCACCAGCAGCAAAAGCAGTAGCAACAGTTTCTAATCCATTTAAGTTATCACCAATGTTATCACCTGAAAATAATTGGTCTTCAACTTTAATATCCAAACGCTTCATTAAGTTGTTTTGGATGTAAGAAATTAATTGAGGCAAATCAGCTAACATCTCAGTTGTAACTTTACCATAAACCGCAATCTTTTTAACTGATGCTGTTTTCTCAACGTAAAGAACCGATAATTTAGTTTTGCCATCACCTTCACCGATGAAGATTGGTGTACCTTGCTCATCTGTTTCTTCAATCCATAGAGCGTGTTGTGTTCCAATTGCTCCTACTGAAACCTGTGCTAAATATTTCTCTGCACGTTTACGAATTTTAGATACTATTCCAGTATTTTCAGTTAACGTGTATTGAGTTGCACCAACTCCAATTGTATTTTCAGTTGTAATATCAACAGCAGATTTTACTTCAATAAATAAAGGTGCAGATTGTTTACCACCAGCTGCAACGATTGATTTTATTTCTTCTGCTTTTTCAGCGAACGCATCAACTAAAGCAGCTTTGAAGCCAGCAGATTTTACTTCTTTTTTAGGAGTTTCTTTTAATGCTTTCATTTCAGCCATTAAATCAGTATGCTCTTTTAAAAGTAAATCGTAATTCTCAGGTTTTGCATTTTTCGATTTTTCTTCAAGTTCTTTGAACTTATCTTCTAAAGCTTTAAACTCAATTGAGTTAGCTTTGTCTTTTTGTGCATCAGAAATTAAACTTTTTATCTCTTTTACTAATTCTTCTTTTCCTTCCATGATTATGGGTTTTTTTAAGGGTTTTGTTTTAATAACTTGGTTAATTCATTGTAATCAATACTCTTATTTTCTTTCGGCTCAACATCATCGAAAGTGATACCATCGGCTTTCAATTTTTCTTTGAGTGATTTAGCAAGTAGAGTAAGTTTATCGTATTCGGCTAAAAATGCTTTACCCGATTTTTCAGATATATTACCTTTACGTAGAAATTTCTCAATTTCTTCCATAGAGTATTTAATATCCGTGAATGATTTTATTGATATTGTAGTGGCATCTAAATTCATTGGTATATTCGTTACCGTTGTAACCCCCCATAATTGAGCCTCTGTAATAGTTCTAATATCTTTTACTTCATCATAAGACCATTTAACAGCTTTATATTCCATTGAATGACCTTTAACAATTCCAGCTTTATATTGCTCGAAACAATCACCGCCATCTTCTGTTTTAATTGCTAATTGAGAAACACAATAAGCCCCTTTTGAATCTTGGTTAAATTCTAAAGGCTTACCAACAGCTTCGCAATGGTCGCGATTGTGATAAATGTGAATGAAATTTTCTTTTACAGTTTTTTTAAATGCTGTGGGGGCAACAACATCACCGCCTAAATCAACATTATTAAATGCCGAATAGTAAAATGAAACTACACCTTTTGCTTCTTCAAAGTCTTTTAACTCTAAAGTGTTTATTAATTTATTGTTCATTTTAAAAGTGTTTGGTTTTTATCCAAAAAACTTATGTGTTAATAAAATAGTATTAACAATTGCAAATATAATTATATATTTGTATCCGACAACAAACGTTTACAAACGTATAGTAAAAAGTTATTAACAAGTATTTTAGGATAGACACCTAACACTTATAAACATGAATGAAAACAACTTCTTTCACAAATTAGGCGATTTCTTTAGTCGTAAAAATTCAGAGCGAGTATTCTTTAACAGCAGAAGCGAATTAATCGGGACTAAAGGTGCTGTTTATCTTGATACAAATATTCCTTATCGTTTGTATAATGAAATATCTGAACTAAACCAAGTTATCAATAAGGGCGCTGCTATGTTTAGTAATGGCGTATTTAAGGTAATTGACGTTAAAACAAATAAACAGATTGAAGATGTTGAGTTAATGAAACTACTTGAAAATCCTAACGTTTTAGAATCACAAAACGAGTTCTTA